CAAGATGTTCACAAATGTGTCCTACAATTGAATTGTATATTAGAAATGATTCACCTCTGGTTATTAAATATAAAGTAGCAGATATGGGTACTGTACATTTAATTCTTTCTCCTATTAATAGTGACGATCATTGTAATAATGTTTCAGGATCTGATTCTGAACATGATTCAGAAGATGATTTGGTAGATGATGTTTAGTATATGATGTTTAGTAGATGATGTTTATTAGATGATGTTTAGTTTAGTTTAGTAAAAATAAATTAGATACAATAAATTATTTGACCGAATAGTTTATATTTTAAAAATATAATTATAGTTATTAATATATAATTATTATGAGTGAAAATAATAATTTTTGTTACAATAAATGTTATTATAATGTATATAATAGAATATTTGGATTAATTGCAGGATTATTTAATGTTTATGTTAAAAATATATTATTATATTACGATCCATTAGAAATAAAATTTGCATTTAATGTAAATAAACAAAAATTAAAAAAATATAATAGACTAAAAAAATATAATACTAATGATAACCCTAATAAATACCATTTCATTTATAAATTTCATAAAGTTGATCAAAAAAATGGTAAATTTTATAATTTTGGATATTATTATCATACTTCAAATGAAAATATTAATATTTTTAGAGAAGAAAAACAAATAGCTTATCCACCTGAAAATATACAATCAATTTCAATTACATTGCAAAATAATTCTCAAAAATTAATTATAAATGATTGTGTTAAACATAAATTTATAAATAATATATTATCCAATGCATCAATTGATTCAAATTTATCCATATTAATTTATTATTATTTGCAAAAATATTTAAATAATTATGATAAAATTAATAAAGTAGAATTAGAATTAAATAATAGAAAATTTTTAGTAAATCATAATGATAATCTTGAAAATATTTATAATAAATTAAATAAAAAATTAGATGATGATTCAGATGATGATTCGGATAATGAATTATATAATGAAACTGAGAATGAATTATATAATGAAACTGAGAATGAATTATATAATGAAACTGAGAATGAATTATATAATGAAACTGAGAATGAATTATATAATGAAACCGAGAATGAAATATATAATAAAATATATAATGAATTATATAATGAAACCGATAAGAAAGTCATAAAATTTACACCAAATTTTAAATAATAATTTAATGATTTAACAATTTAATGATTTTGATTAGCATTTTAATAATTGTTCAAATTATTAGTATAATTTTATTAATAAATTGAATTATTTTTTCTAAATAAGAAAATATATAAAAATAGTATTTATATTACATATATAAGATCAATAATGTCGATTGAAACTTATGGAACATCTGATAGTACATATATTGAAAAAATAAAATTTGCCGTATTTGGTAACCAAGAAGTCGTAAGATATTCAGTAATCGATGAAATACATGGTATTACAATTCCAGAAGCTTATGATAATGGTGAACCTAAATGTGGTGGTTTAATAGATAAACGCCTAGGTGTTACAGATAATAATTTATATTGTGATACATGTAGTTTAATGACAAATGATTGTCCAGGACATTTTGGACATACTGAATTAGCAGAAGAAGTTTATCATTTTGGATATTTAGACATTGTAAAAAATGTATTAAATTGTATTTGTTTACAATGCTCTAAATTACTAATCACAAAAAGCAAAGATGAAATAATGGAAACTCTTGGTACTTCTTATGGTAAAAATAGATTTGCCAAAATTAAAAAATTAACTTCTAATGTTAAATTTTGTCAACATCCAGATAATAATTGTGGAAAACCTGTTGGTAAAATTACTAAAGAAATTACTAAAGCCGGATCAATACAACTTATTGTTACATATATGAGAGATAATAAACAAGAAGAAGGTGGTGATGCACAAGCTCAAGTATCTTCTGGTAAGAAAAAAAAAGATATCGAAACTCTTACTCCATCTAGAGTATATAATATCTTTAAAAATATTGATGATAATGATTGTCGTTTAATGGGATTTGATCCACTTAAAAATAGACCAGAATATTTTATCATTAAACATTTTCCTATACCACCTGTAGCAATTAGACCTTCAGTGCGTCTAGAAATGTTAAGTTCTGGGCCTTCAGAAGATGGTTTAACATCAAAATTGGCAGATATAGTCAAAGATAATGGTAGGCTAAGAAAACAAAAAGATAAGACATTAGTAATTGGAGAAGAAGCAAAATATACTCAAGATTATTTGATGCTTTTACAATACGATATTGCCACTTATTATGACAATGAATCTACTTTGCCAAAATCTGAACAAAAAGGTTCTAAGGCTTCAAAATCTGTTTCTGAAAGATTAAAAGGAAAAACAGGACGTATTAGAGGCAACTTGATGGGAAAAAGAGTAAATTTTTCTGCACGTACTGTCATTACTTCAGATCCAAATCTTGGATTGGATGAATTGGGTGTACCAATTAAAATAGCAATGAATGTTACATTTCCAGAAGTAGTAACACCTTTTAATATAGATCTTTTATCAAAATTAGTAAGAAATGGTAGAGATGTTTATCCTGGTGCCAATTTTGTAATTCCATATCATTCAATGGAATCAGGAAAACAATCAAAAATAGATCTCAGATATAGAAAGAAATCTGTTAAATTACATAATGGTGATATTGTTGAAAGACATATTATTGATGGTGATCCTGTTTTATTCAATAGACAGCCTTCGCTTCATAAGATGTCCATGATGTGTCATAGAATTAGAGTAATAAAAGATGAATCATTAAATACATTCAGACTCAACGTGACGGTAACAACTCCGTATAACGCTGACTTCGACGGGGATAGCTCTTGTTCCCAACAGGTAGCTGCTTATTAGGTCGTCAAGAAAACCTAATGAGGCAAACAGTGTAATTTTGACCATAGATATAACTACCTAGTGCATAAATAGATACAAATAATAATTAAATTATTTATGTGCGACATTTTCAAATTGCGGGAAACTCCTAAAATTTCAATTACCAAGTTTAATTAGAAATAATTAGATGGATTCGGAGAAAAATCGGATGTACGGTAAAAATATTGAAAGTTGTTTTCATAACATTAGACAAATTAATAAAAAACATTATAACACATTATATTAGTATGAATCAAATATCAGATGAAGAAAACAAAATCTACGAAATTTATAAAATAACAAATATTGCAAACAATCTTGTATATATTGGTGTTGCAAAAAAATGGGTAAAGTTAGTAAAAAAGAAATATTATTTGTATGGCGCCAAAGGCAGATACAAAAGACATATTTCTAATGCTTTTTCAGAAAATGAAAAATGCGCTAATGATTGCCCAGAATTTTATAAAGCTATTCGTGAATTTGGTGCCGATAATTTTGAAGTAGAAGTTGTCAAAACTATAAATGACAATGTAAAAAAATATGAAGAGGAAGAAATAATAAAATATAAATCACATGATCCAGAATATGGATATAATATTTTACTCAGTGTAAAAAAACCATTAACAAAAGAGAGACTTGATAACTTCGAGAAAAAGAAAGAATCAGGTAACAAGAATCGATCAGTTAATGGTGAAATGAGAAAAAAAGAACATAATATTAATCTTCCCACAAATATTTATTACAGATCTACAAAAAATAATGACACTGGTGATATAATTCACGAAGGATATTTTGTCCAAATTAAAACTAATGGAAAATTAGTTAATAGGGCATTTTTATCTGATAAATTAACACTCGATGAAAAATTAGAAAAAGCCAAAAAATATTTGGCAGATATCAGTGTTGAACTAAATAATGTTAATAATGAAATTTTAGATGTTTAATATGAAAAAACAAATGGATGATCCGCAACCAAGTTATCAAATTCGTTATGCTAGAATTTGGTAAAAGGCTCAGAGACTAGATGGAAATGGGTTAGTAATGATAGATTAGCAATCTTGAACTAGCTTAAGGTATAGTCCGTCCTCATATGAAAGTATGAGGGTATTCATGGAGATGAATATGTTTATTCCGCAATCAGTACAAACGCAACTAGAACTTGCGAATATTGCGGATGTCAAGAGACAAATTATAACACCACGTTATTCACGTCCTATTATTAAATTTAAACAAGATACTGTCTTGGGGACTTATAAAATGACGGAAGGATTTAAAAAACTAGATTATCGCGATGCAATGAATTTATCAATGTATTGTAGCGTTGATCCATTTAAAGTAAAAAAAGAAGAAACAAATACTCATGATTTGTATTCATTAATTATTCCTGCTAATATTAATTTTACAGCAGGTGATGTCGTTGTTAATAATGGCAAAATAGTAAATTCAGAAAAAACTAAGACAAAAGGTGTTATGGGTGAATCTATTCTTAACCAGAAAATTGTTTATTATTCTTGGGATAGACATGGCCCGGATATTACTAAAAATTTCTTTGACGATGCACAACGTTTAGTCACAAATTGGCTTTTAATGAATGGCTTTAGTGTTGGTCTCGGTGATGCTACTACAGACCAGTATGTAATTGATGATATTAAATCATTTTGTGAAGTTAAACAAATGGAAGTTGATAAATTAATTACTGAAATGGAAAATAATCCTGATACATTAGATGCAGAAACATTTGAAACAAATGTTTTATCTACATTAAAAGCATCAGATGGTGAGATAACTAAACGTGTCTTTGAACATTTGAAAAAAAATCAAAAACAGAATAACTTTTATGTTATGATTGAATCGAAGGCCAAGGGTTCTCAAGGTAATATTGGACAAATTATTGGTGGTTTAGGTCAGAACGTTTTAGAATTCAAACGTATCAAGAAGAAGGTCAATAATCGTACTCTGCCACATTTCTTCCAAAATGACGATAGAGCTTTCGCCAGAGGATTTATTCCTAATTCCTATTATCACGGACTTACACCTAAAGAATTCTTCTTTCATCATATGACTGCACGTGAAGGTATGATTGATACATCTTTAAAAACTGCTGATTCAGGTTATATGCAACGTAAGCTGATCAAGGGAATGGAAGATGTAATGATGACATATGATAAAACTGTAAGATCAGGTAATAATGTATTAATGCAAGTAATATATGGTGAAAATGGTATTAATCAAACACATTATAAGTTAGTTGAATTGAAATTAGTAAATATGGGAAATAAAGAAATTGAGGAAATGTTCTGTTTCTCTAATAATCAACAAAAAAAAATGTGCGATGAATTTAAATTTGATCCAACTGATTTTAACAAATGGAATAAAAATTTAGCTACATATATGGAGAATCTTAGAGATGATCTCAGACGAATTCAAATGAAAGCACGAACTAATTATATTACAATGCAAAGTTCTTATCAACTTCCTGTTAATATGAATCGTATAGTAGAAGATGCAAAAAATTTAGCATTTAATGGTAAACAAGAACAACCAAGTCCTTTGTATATTATGCATGCTATCAATTATATTTTAAGACCTGATATTACCAAAATCAGTTTAATTGGCAAAATATATGACGAAGAATCTATTAAATATGGAGATCAAAATAGGGCTAAATTTCTATTTAGAATTGCTCTAATGGAATATTTAAATCCTAAACGTTGTATCTATGAATATGGATTATCAAAAATACAATTTGACCAAATGGTTGTCGAAATTATTCGATCATTTAGAAAGGCATGTGTCGAACCTGGTGAGATGGTCGGTGTATTAACTGCACAATCACTTGGCGAGACCTTAACTCAGATGTCGATTACAGGTAATACAAAAATAATGATTAAGCGTGAATCAAAAATAAATAGTAAATCATACATTAAAAAGATAACAATTGGTGATTTAATTGATAATATATATTTGGAAAATAAGGATTTTATTAATAATATTCCAAATCATCATGGTTCTACAGAATTTGATTTGATAAATCTAACAGATAATTACTATATATGTGGAGTCGAACAAGATGAAAAAATTAAATGGAATAAAATTTCTCATTTTAGTAGACATCCAACAAATGGAAACTTATTAAAAATAAAAACTCAAAGTGGAAGAACAATTACTTCAACAAAAAGTCATAATTTTTTAAAACGTACACAAAATGGTATCGTTGCTGTAACAAGTGAAAATTTAAATATTAAAGACAGAATTCCAGTTGCAAAAAATATCGCATATCAATCTAATAAGAAAGCCTTGATATTTAATGGATATAAATTAAATTTATCCAATAATATGGGATGGTTATTTGGAGCATATTTAGCCGAAGGACATGTAAATTATTATCAAATAGATATATCTAATGTATCTGAAGAATATTACAAAAATCTCTATAATATTGGTAAAGAATTAAATATCGATATCAAACAAAGAAAATATATAGGAGAATATGGCCCAAGTATAACAACGTCAATTAATAGTAGAGAAATATCTAAAATCTTAACAAATCATTGTGGAATTGGATCATTTAATAAACATGTTCCTGAATTTGCACATAATACTAATATTGATTTTGTAAAAGGCTTGCTCAGAGGATATTTTGATGGTGATGGTAATATTGCCGCCGATAGAAATATTATTAGGGCAGGTTCAAGAAGCGAAGATTTAATTGATGATATTATTATGCTTCTCAGATATTTTGGAATATATAGTTCTAAATATATAGAAAAAAAATCAAATAATTCAACTCCATTATATTGTTTGGGAATACCACATAAATATGCACGTAAATTTTTAGAAACTATTGGATCAGATTTTGAATCAAAAAAACAAGGACTCAATCAAATCATTGAATTTTCAGAATCAGAACATCAATATAATTCTGAAGTAATTGATAAAATTCCAGAACTTGGACATATCATTGCGAGAATAGGTACGATTCTAAAAATGCCGGGAAATTCAAGAACATATGGCGTTTGGCAAAGAAGAAATATGACAATTGGTAGAAGAACTCTAGATATCTATATTGAAAGATTTAAAAATAGAGCAATTGAAATAAATAAAATGAATGAGGTTCAAACAGATATTGCATATTTAGAAACTATTTCAAATGGTGATATTATATGGGATGAAATCACAGAAATAATTGAAATTGAGGATCCAAAAGAATATGTTTATGATTTTACTGTTCCGCAAAATGAAACATTTATGGTTTATGATGGTATATTAGTACATAATACATTAAACACATTTCATAGCACTGGGGTAGGTGTCAAAGGTATGCAAGGAATCCCTAGATTTAGGGAAATTTTATCATATTCAAAAAAGATTCAGACTCCTTATATGATTATCAAATTGAAACCTGAAGTAAGAGCTGAACAAAATATTGCTCATAAAATAGAGGCTTATTTAAAACATACTATTTTTAATAATTTAATTGAACGTATGGATATTATTTATGATCCAACTCCAGATAATACATTAATATCTGATAATATTAACAAAGAAAATATCTACTATATTAATGGCGGTTCAGCTGGTTTAGATAACTTACCATGGTTATATAAATTTGTAATTAGTCGAGAATCTATGTTAGAAAATGATATATCTTTATTAGATATTAAAACAAAATTTATCAAATATTGGGAAGATTATAAAAATAATTCTTCTGTTACAAAAAAGAAAGCTGTTATATCAAGAATAATTAATGGTTGTGTTATGTCAAATTTTGATAATTCCGAATCACCTGTTATTCATATTCGTTATGATATTAATAATCCAGATAATTATACTTTGATTGAAATTGGACAATATATGTTAAATAATATTTCTATTAAAGGTGTCGCTACTATCGAAAAAGTAGATAGAGTTGATAAACAAAAAGTAATTGAATATGATGAAGATATGTCTATAAAACCAAATGCAAATGAATGGGTTATTTATACAACAGGCATAGATTTAAATAAGATTAAAACAATTAAACATATCGATTTTGAATCCGTATATATTAATGATATCTATATGAGCTATTTAAATTTCGGTATTGAAGCAGCTCGTAATTTAATTCTGAGAGAAACCGATCTTTTATACAACGGTTCTGGTAATGATATTAATGTTACGCATCTTTCACTACTTGGAGATATTATGACTAATACTGGTAATATCACTAGTATTGATAGACACGGTATTAATCGTTTAGATACAGATCCCCTTAGCAGAGCTTCATTCGAGAAGACTGTTGAACAATTATTGATGGCATCTGCATTTAATGAAGTTGATCATATGAGAAGTGTATCATCACGTATTATGGCTGGTAGATGTATCAAAGGCGGTACTGGTTTATGTGAAATTATGGTTGATAATGATATTATTGAAAATTCTGAATATGGAACTCAAGCATCATATATTACAATAAATACAGCTACATTAGAAACTAATCCACAATTTGATGAAATTGCAAAAATTCAACAGGATGATGATCAAAATCACGATATGTTTTATCCTGCTTAATTAATAAAATTTAGTTTATAAAATATCAATTAAAAAATTGATATTTTATTTAGTTAGTATTTATCTCATATATATATTATTAAATATATATTAATGAAAATCTCTGAATATACTTTTCAATCTGAATTTATTAACTTGCTTTTGAATATTCTTAATACACAAGGCCTTAGAACTATTTATAATCTAAATCAAAATGCAAAATATAATATTGATTATATAGTTGATGTTATTATTGCAATCTCACAAAAATCATACAATAGATATAGGGTTCCTGATATTCTAGCCAATTATCTTAAAGAATCTCCTTATTCCAAATTATCAAGAACATATATTAAAAATTTAGTTAAATTACAATTAACAACTAATCCAGATAATACATTTTTTAATACTTATGTAGTGATTGGTCATGATATCCCAATAACTATCAAAGAATTAGTTGTAATATGTTAAAATAATCTGATTGTGATTTTGATTTATATTTGATTTATAATTGATTTTGATTTATAATTGATTTTGATTTATAATTGAATAAGATAAAAAAATTGAAAATTATATTCTCTGATTCGTTTTGATATAAATATATATCATATAAATTAAATCATAATAGAAATGTCAAAAGGTGTAATCAAATTTAATCAACTAGATGTTAATAAAGTCATTTTTACCAAGTTAGAAGATAACCCACGTGTAAAAGCTCAAAAGATAGGATATGTAAGATATAAAACTGATGATGAGTCAGATGAAATTCAACTAAAAGTTCAAACCCCAGAAATTGATGCAGAAGCATATGGTATTCCACGAGAAGGACCATATTATCCAGATCCAAAGAGTCGTTCACATTATAAATTTCCATTTTGTCACGAGCGTAAACAATATGATGTAGATTATAATTCAATTGAACAATTTTACAATAAACTAATTGAAATTGATGAATTCTGTAATACTGATGAATTCCGTAAGCAAATTTTTGGAGAGAAAAATGCTAGCCAATATTCATATCAACCTCTAGTTCGTATTCCGGAAGCTGAAGATGATGAAGACGAGCCTAAGGTTGATAAAAATGGTCAACCATACTATCGTCCTCCTTATACTAAGATTAAATTGGATCTTGAATATTCAGAGAATCCTGAGAATGCAACAAATAAGCCAACCTTTGCTATGTTTGAACGCAAAGATGGTAAACGTATTAAGATCGATCTTAATAGTTTCGATGATATGCTAAATTATATGAAGTACCGTTCTAAGCTTCGATTTATTATCAGCTTTAGTAAGATTTATGCCATGAAAACAAAATCTGGTACTGAAAAGAAGAAATATGGTATCACACTCAAAGCTTCACATGTAGAAGTTCAACGTCCAGCTGGATCATCTAAAGTATCATATGATGAAGATGCATTTATGGATTCAGATTCAGATACTGATGAAGCAATTGGTAAGGTTGCTATTGTAAGTCGTCAAATGGGTAATCTCGATGTAGATGACGATGAAGATACCAATGATATTGAATCAGATGTTCAAATTGCAATCTCAAAAGCATCATCTAAACAAGAACATATTGATATTGATGATGATGACGAGGAAGAGGTTGTTGAAGAGGAGATCAAACCCAAAGCAAAGGCAAAAGCTCCAGCCAAATCAAAAGCCAAAGTAACAGGTCGTTAAAAATATTTTATAAAAATAAAAAATAATTTTGTTTAAAGAATTTGTTTAGAATTAATTTAGTTATAATCAAAATATTATAAAGTTTTAATTGGTTTAATATAATTTAAAATAATACAACATATATACATATATGTTATATTATGAGTAAATACCCATATTTATCACACGAAGTTAGAGTTAATAAAATAAATTTATCATGTATTAATTACAATGATAATAAGCAATTTTGTTATATTAATTATGACAATGATAATGATTCACTTTATTTACAAACACCCTTGTTTAAATTTATTGAACCAATTGAAAAAACTAATTCAAATGGTAAAACATATAATGAAATTTATCTATTTTTAACTCCACAAGACCCAACTACTTATTCATTTATTGAATTAATTAATAATATTGAATTAAAAAGTGCTAAACATATTTTTTCTCTCATTAATAAAAATATATCTATCAGTCAAGTTATAAAATCTTCTGTTTTAGATGATGATGAAAATAATCAAGTTATTAAATATCTTAAGGTTAAATTACTTGATCAAACAAAAATTGAATATAATAAAAAACAAATAACTATAACTGATTTAAATAAATTAGTTAATAAAGTTAATTTAAAATTTATTTTTGAACTTAATATGTTATGGTTTAATTCAAATAAACTTGGATTATATCTTAAACCATTGAAAATTAAAGCAATTGATATTTTACCTGAATTAGAATTTCAATTTAGAGATGATAATCTAATTGATTCGCCACATGATAATAATCAAACTGAACATGATAATATTAAAAATATTTTAAATAGTCAAAGTTTAATGTCATTAAATGAAAGTATATTTAGTAATCCTGAAGAAAATATAAAAATTAAAACATCAAATACAAAAAATACAAAACAAAATATTCAACAAAATATTCAACAAAATATTCAACAAAATATTCAACAAAATATTCAACAAAATCAATCACTATTTAGTGATCAATATAATAATCAAATAAATACCGAATCAATACCTTTAGGTGCATTTATACAATCATCAGGTTGTGATAATCAAAATAACAATTTACAGCAAAAATTAAAAGATGAACTATTTGTAATGGATTATATTCAAGGTAAAAATAATTCAAGGGACTCTACAAAAACTTCTACAAAAACTTCTACAAAAACTTCTACAAAAACTTCTACAAAAACTCCTATTAAAACTCCTATTAAAACTACAACTAATAATAAAATAGCATCAGTTTCAGATTCAGTATCAGATTCAGTTTCAGATTCAGATTCAGATTCAGTGTCAGATTCAGTTTCTGTTTCAGAAACTATAAAACAAACTTATGAGAAAAATATAAGTGAGGAAAATATAAGTGAGGAAAATATAAGTGAAAATAATTCATCTAGTATAAGAATCGAACACTTTAGTAGAAAATCAAAAAATAAAAAAATAGAACAAAATAATGAAACACATCCTATCCAAATTTTGACACAAGAAATACCAAAAAATAAACGTGGTAGACCAAGAAAAAATCAATTAAATGATTCAGAAAAATCAAATACAAATATAATAATAAAACAAAATCTTAAACAAAATCTTAAACAAAATCTTAAACAAAAAAGTATAGATCAATTAAAAAAATTATTAAGTGATGAATCATCAATAATTAATAATATAAATGATAATGAACATAATGATAATTATTCAGATACCGAATCATTAGATATAGATTTAAATGAGATGTATGAAAAAAACATATTATAATATTAATCATTTAACAACAAAAAATATAATCTTTTTATTTTAAATTAATGCGATGGATGAATATATATTAATTTAAAATATAAATAAATATTGTTTTTTATTATTATAAGACATATTAATAAAAAATGAGTAAACAAAATAATTTATCAGAAACGTCATACATACATAATAATAGAACATTTTTCATCCATATTAATAAAAATGATATTAATGATTTAGAAGATATATCTATGATTAAAAATTTATTAGAAGATCATATAACAGACAATGTTAATATTAGTGATTTTAAATTTGTTAATAAATCTGACCTAATTAATAAATCACATAAATATATTGGCAGATATTTAAAATCAAATAAACAATCTATATGTGCTGATTGTCAAGAGGTAATAACATCTGGAACTGTTTTTAAACAATTAAATTGTAAACATAGATTTCATGTTAGTTGTATTGATAATAAATTAAAAAAAGACATATATAAAAAATGTGTCTACTGTAATACTGAAAATATATCTAATTTTTTTTGAACAAATAAAATAATAATACAAATAATAATATATATATCATGTATTCACATATTGATATAATATTTTTTTTAATAAATATACGGTTTATAATAAACCTGTTATTGCATTTTTTAGATTTGTTAGATTTGCTAGATTTTTTGTATTTTTTATATTTATATAAATAAGGTGTCATGTCTATTGATAACTTTTTTATATCTGTCTTTAATGATGATTTTGTTGATGTTTTTGTTGATGATTGTATTTTTGATGATGATTTAGCCGATGATTTAGCTGATGATTTAGCAGATGATTGTATTTTTGATGATGATTTAGCCAATGATGGTATTTTTTTTGTTAAAATATTAACATATTCTGACATTTTTGTAGAATCATATCTTTCAATTGTTGGATTTTGATTTATATTTATTGAATCATTATGTTCTGAATTATTTAAATTAGTATTAAAATTAGCATTTGAATCAGTATTAAAATTAGCATTTGAATAAAATTCATAATTTGTATTTTCAAATGGTTCAACATTATTAAAATTATTTCTTGAATTATCTTGTTGATTAAAATATTCTTGTTCATTTAAATCTTCTTGTTCATTTAAATCTTCTTGTTGATTAAAATCTTCAGATAAGTTATTATTTTCATCAAAATTGTAATATGAATTATTAATCATTATAGGTAAATTTATATAATAAGATCATATATTATTTTAATTTTTATAACAAAATTAAAATAATACATTATTCATCTATTTTATATAAAAATATTAAACTAATACTAATAAAAAATAATATAAAACTAATATTATTAAAAAATAATCGGAATCAAATATATAATTAAAAATAATATTCACCTAGATTATATTTTTTATAATTCTTGATAAAGACATATATATAGATAGTAAAATCTGAATTAAATAAAGAAGCTTAATTATATGCAAAGAAAATAAGATTATGCATCATAAAGTGAATATAAATATAATAAACAAAAAATAGACAAAACTATTGAAATTAAAAGAAAACAAAATTTTGTTTTCTTTTAATTTTAGGAATCTGCTCCTGTGCTGTGCTGTGCTGTGCTGTGCTGTGCTGTGCTGTGCTGTGCTGTGCTGTGCTGT